GAAACTTGTTTAAGTAAAAGGTAGCTGTAGTTATCACTACCGTCAATCAACGCTAAACTAAACGGTGCTAAAAAATCTGTAGGGGCTGTTAAATACGGAGAAGAAGTTGTTAGTGTACCTGTCTGATTTTTTCTAAAATCATCAAGCTGTACATTTTTTAATATACGTTCTTCTGTAGTCTGTATAAAACTATCTAAATTAGAAACAAAACTACTTTCTGTACTTTCAAGATAGTCCTGTATAGCTGTTTTTAAATTTGCGTAAGTCCAACTCATACTGTTACCGTTACTGTACCTAAACTAGCTGTCATTGTTTTCATGTACCAGCTAGTACCTATTATATCGTCAGTATTATTATACTGTGGATTTGGGCTAGAAGTACGAATTATACCGAATCCAGTTGTAGGTGCAGAGATTGTGGGACGTGGTTCGTATAATGCTTCAGGGTCAGTTGGTGACCTTGAAGGTGTAAGCTGTGGATGTTTAGGCTCATAGCACTCTCCACAAACTTTAAAACCAGTCCACTCTTTACGTAAATCTAGATATGGAAAATCAAAACCACATCTATCACATATCGCTCTTGAGTACTTACCTTGAGCGTAAGCCATTAATAAAATCTCCTAGAAGGAGTAAGCATCAATGATGCTCTATTTCTATCCTCGTCTGATGCTAGTTTAAAATCTTGTTCGTATTGTTGTTTTAATAGACCTGCTTTAGCTGGATTCTTTTTCAACGCTATGTAATAAGCTAATCCGCTGACCATACAAGGTATAAATCTTGAAGGTACTTCTGGGTCTTCAGCAGAAGTGTTAACGTCATCTATCCTTTGTATTCTATAGGATATTAGTTGGTAATTACTTGTATCAGGAGTTGGCCACAAATTAACCACAGGTGTAATTTGTCTGTCTACAAAATATTGAGTAGGTCTCGCTTGAGTAGTTTTAGTAGGAATATTTAAAAACTCCTGTCTTCCTATTCTATCTATTTCAATATCTAATACAGGGCTTTTACTTGTATCTCTAATAACTGCTGAAAGTATATCAATATCATAAGCGTTTAAGTTATAACTCGCTGTGCCTTGTGTGAGGTCAAGAGTTACTTCCGCAATAGTCCAGATATTAACACCTCTGTTAGCCCAGTCAGCAAACATAATATTTAAAGAACGTCTAGCAGTCCTAGCGTCGTACCCTGTACGTTGTTCTAGTCCTGCTAGTTCGTATGCTTCTTCTATAGTATCAGCTATATTTAAAGCAAATGTTTTAGTCCCTGAGGTTGCCATTAATCGAAATCTTTAAAGACTTGTAAAACTATGATATAGGTATCTCCAGCACTATGACCTATAGTGGTGAGTTTTATATCGCCAGTTTTACCTGTAGTTGATGTATTCCGTAAACCACCGTATTCTGAAAAGTCTTCAGAATCAGAGAAGTTTTCAGGTATGTCATAACAAATAGTGTCTACTGTAGCATCCCATAAAAGTTTTACAGCCATCCCCTGTGTCGAATATATTATTTTTGCAAGACGACATCCTGTACATGCTGCTCCGTCACTTTTACGTGGTGCTAAAGCACTTACGTCTACTTTAGTTACTGCTGACTCACCTGTTCCATCTGAAGTGCTGGTCAGCTGAATAACAGCTGACCTATCACTATCTGACAGAGTTGTTGAAGTTACTGCATCTGCCATTGTAGACTCCTAAAATTAAGCGTCAGCAAAAGGAGTTACTAAAGTACCTGAGCCAATTAAAAATGCCTCAACGTGATACTTAGCACTAGCCATAGCTGTTACTTTTACGATGCTTCCTGCAACACCACCTTTAGTAGTACCGTTTAAGGTAATAACGTCATTAGTAGCACCTGAAACAAAAGTTTTACCAGTTGCTGCGTCATCAATACCTACAAAAACGCTACCAACAAACTTATCAGTTCCATCAGTTTTGATATCAAGGTCTGTTGCTGCTGTTTCTACTATAAAAGTAAAAGAAGCACCTAAGTTATTAAGTTGATTAGGATCAGTAGGATCACTTGGTACAGTTGTAACAATTGAGGGTAAAGTAAATTTACCGTCAGCGTCATTACAAAGTAAAACTTTACCTGCGTGTGAGTCAACAGTTAAAGTAGTGTCTGCTGTTAAACTAACAACTGAACTATTACCTGCTGAAATAAAACCAGATAGTGATTTAACTGGTCCTGAAAAAGTTGATTTAGACATTGTTTTCTCCTTTATCTAAATTAGTCACTTCATCTTGGAGTAAGTCTGCCGAGCCAGTTGAAGTAACAAGTTAGTCTCGGTTTAGTTAATTGTAAATTAGGTAGTAGAAAAAAGAAAGGGGAACGTTAAGTTCCCCTTCCAAAGGATACAACTAAGTACCCACCCCGAAAGGATTAGGCTCCTGGTGAACCATACATTCCACGCCAGTCTGACCATCCGAAAGAATATCTTTCTCTAGCCTTGTATCTAACGTTTCCTGTTTCGAAGTCACCTTCCATGCCAGTAGACATTGGTGATCTTACAAAGTGCTTCATGCCGTTAGGAGCGTCAGTCTTGATGAAGAACGCATCAGTATCTGTAAGATAATGGTTAACAACGTAACCTTCAGGGAACATACCCATGTTTTTCATTGCGTTGATATCATTATCAGATGTTGATACTCTTCCTGGAGACATTAATACTCTCTCAGCTACAAACTGAAGTTGAGGTGGTACAATCAATTTTCTAGCTTGAACATTGATTTTAATACCTCTTTCGTCTTTAAACTGAGAAATATCAATTAAAGCATTCTCTAGAGAAGTTTCATTCAAGTCTGCTGCTGTTGAAGGCTCATTAGCTTGATCTCCAGCTGTCAAGGTTGGGTGATCGGTAGCGAATAATTCTTTACCGTCGCCTCCTGGAAAACTTGAGCTAAAGCCATTGTTAAGCACGTTTGCAGCTTTTACTTGTTTAGTATTAGCCATAGACCTAGCAAGTGCTCTTGTATATCTAGAGGATAGGCTGTCGTAGAGGTTATCTTCGATAGCTTCTTCTGTCAATGAGAAAGCAAGTGCTATAGTTTCATGTGTATAACGAGATGTGAAAGTTTCTTGTGCTGTGTCATAGCTTACTGAAGAGCCTTCTCCTTTAACTGGAGCTTGCCCAAAGCCTGCCAACATTACTTCTTCCTCAAACGCTCTGTCTGAATTTTCAGTATCAAAAATTTCAGCATGCTCGTTTTCGTATCTATCGTACTCAAGACCAAAAAGTGCATTCAGTCCTGGTTCGAGTTCTTTAACTAATTGAGCTCTGTTAATTGCCATTTGATGTCACCTTTTAGTTATTGCCCAATTCAGAAGTTGGGAAACTTACGTAAATTCTAGCGTACTGACCGATAGAATTATCAGGTGTGTCAACAAACCCAATAACTCTAGCAATACCACTAGTAGTAGTTGTAGTTACCCCTTCTTTTGAACGGAGATTGTTATCATCACCTGCAGTTGTAGAGATAGTGTATATAGCACCGACACTAGCTTGAGTAGGAGTCCCAGTAGACTGAGCCTCATAAACAATGTTAGGATCGCTATATACATATGCTTTAGCATCTGCAGAACCCAAAGTTGATGTACCTGAGGACCATTTTCTAGACCATACAGGAGTACCATCAGTTGCTGTGTATTGTACACCTTGGAAAACACCTAAAGGAGCATCAGTAGCACCACTTTGAAGAACGTAACCACTTGAGAGTTTGACTACATCGCCTGAAAAAATATCACCTGTAGCTCCACTCTGGATTGCGAACTCTGATGCTCTAATGACGCCACCACTTAAATGATAAGCAGGTGTAAATCCATTCGGATCATTTACATTAGCCATTATTTTCTCCTATGAAAATAAAAAGTTCAAATTAAGTTCTAACTAATTGTTAGAACCTCCGCTTCCAAAAGTAACCTTTGTCTGTCTACTAGGTTTACTAATAGGCATAACAGGATTACTCTCTCGCATAAGATTGTTGTCCACAGCCTCCATCTGCTCTCCAGCTAGTCGAGCGTAATACGCTCTTCTTTCTTGGACAGTTTCTATAGGCATCTTAGCGAGGATTAAGCCACCAACTCCTATGACACCAGCATGTTTTCCGTCTTCAAGTGTGGGTGCTTCAAAATCAGGATGGTCTTTAGCCATAACTGGCTCCCAACCTTCACGAATACGTTTTGACATATTCGCCTGATCTTGTTGACCCACCATTGACTCACGTATCCATCTGTATACATAGCCCTCTGGTGGAGTAGGTGCGTCTAATAATGACGGTGGACTCCATGGTTTTCGGCGAGCTTGGTTATCTCGACTTTCTGCAGATCTGGAGTTTCGATCTGTTTTAGTAGTATTTTTATCTTCTACCATTTTTTACTCCTTAACATGCTTAGCATATTCTTCTAGTGGCACACCTAATCTTTTTGCTATTGCTACTTGACTCGGTGTGAGTTGTACTTTTCTACGTGAACGTGTTCTTGCGGTAGTAGAACCTCTACTTGAACCTGCTACAACCTCGTTCACAGTGTTCTGTTGAGTCTTTCCTAATTTATGAGGAAAAGCCTCTGCCATTCTCCTATCAACTTCTGAGTAATACTCATCTGATGTAGGATCGTAGCCCTCTTGCTCTACTAATTGCCTATGAAAAGCAAAGGCACTAGTAGTCATAGCTACGTCAGAGCCGAACCAGTCGTTCTTTTTAGCCCATTGCTGAGCTTTAGGATCAACTTGAACTTGAGGTGCTTGTTGAGTTGTAGTTTTTTGTTTTAAAACTTCATCAACATCAACAGGCTTTTCAACTTCCTCTGACTTTTTAGCCCTAACTCTGTTAAGGCTTTCTTCTTCAACTGCTAACTTAGCGATATCTTTTTGAGCTTCGAGCATGGCGTCTGTATCACCATTTTCGTAAGCTCTTTTATATCGGTCTTGAGCAGATTTAAGTTCAGAGCCGACTCTACCTTTATACTCATCATAAAGGTTTTCGTCAGTTTTTGAAAGTTTATTTTTGGTTTTATTCAGCTCATCTTGAACAGACTTAGCATAATCAACTGCTGCCTGTTCACGTCTTTCAGCTTCACGAATCTTAAAAGTAAGTTTAGCTATACGTTTTTGAACGCTTTCGCTATAGTCTTCTATCTCTTCAGATTTTTTAGCTTCTTTTTCTTGAGGTTCGTCTTCTACAACTTCATCCTCTTGGTCTTCTTCTGTTTCGGGAAGTTCAACTTCCGTCAACTCTTCTTCTTGTTGCAAGGCTTCATCTGCCATTGTTTGCTCCTTTTGTTGCGTGAATTATATTAACCTGCCACTACGTCTTCGGGATCCGTAATAACTGCTAATACATCATCATCGTTTAATAAACGCAAGTCGCCGCCCTCAATTTTGATTCGTGCTCCTGCGTACCTGCCGAATATCACCCAATCGCCTTCTTGACACCATGCACCAGCAGGATATCTATCCTTATCGGCGTATGCGTCTGGACCAAG